CCCGTCTCCAAATCCTAACCTTAGAGAGGCTTATCTATGGAGCACACTCATGTCGTTCCGTTGGTCCATTTCAGGACTTTCGGAGAGACTCTCAACTTTTCAAGCGCAGATTTGACTGATATCTTGGTCAAGTCTGTCTTGCCTGGAAAGTTTAGGAGTATGCGTGCCACGGATTGCTTCTTCCTGGTTAATGAATGTAGCAAGAAAGCGGCCACGTATGATGTCGGTTGCTGGTTTGGGGGGTGCGGTCCCGAAAGGGTGCTTTTACTTCCCCAGCTAGTAGCCATTGACATTGTACGTGCGATGTATACTGCAGCACACGTATTTACGTGCTATGGTATACGGACAGTCCCTAAGAAATTGGTACCTACTTGGGAACTGACACCGTGGGACTTTGAAGGCTCACAACGAGCCGGACAAGTCTCAAGAAGCTCGTCAGGTCTTACTATCCCGGAATCCTGGGATAGCGACTATATCGGACTCGAAAAGGAGTACGACTGATGAGCGACGCTTTCTATAACTGCTACCCCGCACTAAAATCTTGTGCGGATCAGGGACTGGATCGGGTGTCTTTAAGCGCTCAGCATTTGCTGAGAACCGGACTTCTGTTCGGTGCTTTGGAACCATGAGCACTATTAATCGCGACGGATGGGTTGGTTTTCGCTATACGACGACTGACAACCGTGGTTCAGACCTGAAATATAGTAAGGTGGTTAAAATCACCCGAACTAGGACAGGAACGGCCAATAAAGGTTGGAAGCGTCAGATAGCAAATCACACAAACGCCGGAACAGTGCTTAGTGGAACTTACGATAGTGTATCGTACAGTAAGTCTGGGTATGGAGAGAAACGAGTCAAAGACGTGGCGGCTCCCAACGGTGTAAGAATTTACACTTGGTCTGGAGATTACGCCGGTCAGAGAAACTGTCTCTTCAGTAACCCTACCATACTTATTGAAAGTGCGCAAAATCAGGCAATGTCACGGTTTCTCAAACAAATCCATAAGACTCAGGTCTCCATGTCTGGAGGCGTGTTTCTCGGAGAAATGCGAGAAGCTTTGGCAATGATACGTAAGCCACTTGCCAGCCTGCAATCTACGCTGAGCAACTATCTACAAAATGTGCAAAGGTTGAAAACAAAAACCAAGCGCACTAGTGGTAGTGCTGACGCCTTTAAAAGGGCGTTGTCAGGTACTTACCTAGAGGCAACCTTTGGTTGGCTTCCTTTCGTGAATGACTTAGCGGACGCTATGAAAGCGTACAAAAAGTTACAGCAACAAAGCGAAGAGCCGACATACGAGAAGCTGCGTGCTATTGCGAAAGAGCAAGAGTATGTGGCGCTCTCGGCACTGAATAATCATGGCGTAACCCCTGTCGCGAATTTTTACAATATCGAAACGGGGTATGCTATTGATGAAGCTATTTCAGTGTATCGAGGTGAAGTATGTGCCTCTAGAGTCGCGACCCCGGCGGAAAAAGCTCGCGTTTTTGGCTTATCGCCTGGCGAGTTTATACCGACGTTATGGGAGTTAATACCCTGGTCGTTCCTAGTAGACTACTTTTCCAACATCGGGGATATCCTCGAAAATTCAGTTACGGACACTAGTTCGGTTACTTGGGTTGTTCGGAGTAATATTAAGGAGCGAAAGTATGTTTATTCGATCCGTCCGAACCCCTGGCAGCCTGATGGTGCCCAGCTGATATCTGTTGGAGGAAGTCGTTCTGATATTATTACTAAAAGGCGTGTTGTGTCGCGTACTCCGACACCAGGACTCTATGTACCTCCTTTGAGTTTTGAGTTGCCGGGCAGTCCTATGAAGCAATTTAGTATGTTAGCTTTATGGACTCAAGCGAACAGCATACATTCGCAAGACGGGCGATTTCTAGGGGGCCGCCGAATTTCTCGGTAGCTTTGTCTAGACCGCTGATCCCTATTTCAGGGTTAAACAAGGAATTTTTCCATGTCTTTTACACTTACCTCCCCAATTACGGGAGCCGCAGAAACCGGGTTTACTGCTCCTACCTACACACACGTGGCTGACGTTGCCCCAGATAGTAATGGGAAGCAAGTCGCTGTGACAGCGTTAGGCGGGACACAAACCGGTGCCATCGTTCATAGTGTGGCAGCACCTTTCACAATCACGGTAGTCAAACCCAAGGTCTTTAAGGCTTTGGGTAAGGCGAATCCGGTGACGGGGGTGGTTTCGAATGTAGGTATGAATGTGTACAAGGTTATCACCCGGAAGGGTGTGCTCCCTTTGGCGGGTCAACCGTATCGCACCATGCTAATCACCACAGTATTTGAGGTGCCGGCAGGTAGCGACTTGGCTGATCCGTCGAATATCAGAGCAGCGCAATCCGCTCACATCGGAGCCCTTACCCAGCAAAGTGCTGGAATGGGGGATACGACTGTGACTGGTATCATGTAAATGATACTGAAAAATGCGAAGTGCGATTGTCCTTGTAATCGACGCCATTGTAACTTTGGTGTCAGTACTACTCCGTCGCAAGAGGGAAAAGAAAGCTCCTTCGAAGACGGGATAGCCACTATCTACATACCAACCCTAAGGGTGTTACTATGCATAGTTCTGCTGGCAATCTCCTTTCACTTCTTAACGCCGATCTTCAGTGTAATGGCTGGAACGGTGAATTAACGCCGTATCCCGGGATCACTGCTAGGCAGTTTGCCATGCAGTCCCTTCATAAGTCTATAGTCAAGAAATTCAATGACGACAAGACTGATGATGAGTGTGACCGCCGCGCTTTTGATTTGTTCATGAAAGTGAACGAACAATGCAAAGCTTACACATTCGACCCAGCTAACACAGATGAACTTCTCTGGACGGCCATCGGGGAGAGTAAAACCTTCCTTGATGACTTCTTTAATCCAGAGGGCTTACCCCTGCTTACTGTCGGTAACATTGACATAGGCGGGGGGTTCGGACCTGGTGCAAACATCGGCGCAAAGAGCGGCGACCCTTACGGGAAGCTAGCTATCAGCGAGATGACGTACACCAACCCGGCGTTGCTGCAGTTATTCATGCAGGCTATCCGAGATAACCCAACGTGGAGCGATCAAGAGCATTTTCGCGAAACTGTATATGGTAATCGGATGGTTCCAGGAAGTAAACTAAGCTTTGTCCCGAAAACAGCCGAAATTTCGCGGACCATATGCACCGAACCCATTCTGAACATGTTCTTTCAGAAGGGCATAGGGGCTCTGCTCGAGCAAAGGTTGCTAGAGGTCGTAGGAATTGACCTTGGCACTCAGCCCGATAAAAATAGAGCACTATGTCGGTTGGGATCGACCAATGGTGAGTTTGGTACTATCGACTTATCATCTGCGTCTGACTCCATGTCGTTAGCGCTTGTTCACGCAATGTTTCCTGACCACGTTGTTAGGTGGCTGGAATTAACGCGTTGCAAGAATACCCATTATAAGGGTAATGCTATCGAATTGCATATGGTGTCTTCGATGGGAAATGCTTTCACGTTCCCTTTGCAGACAATCTATTTCACCGCGCTAGTCGTGGGTTGTTACCGTGCGTTAGACCTGAAATTAAGGTTTCCGCGTGGGCACTCGGTCGGCAATTTTGCCGTCTTTGGAGACGACATCATCGTACGTAAAGAGGCTTATAACCTCATAACGAGGATGTTGAAGTTTTCAGGGTTTACCGTGAACCTCGACAAATCCTTCAATGAAGGGTTGTTTCGCGAGTCCTGTGGCCATGACTATTTTGGTGGTTACAGCGTTAGAGGAGTGTATATCAAAAAGCTCCTTGACGATCAAGACTATTACTCTGCTTTCAACAGACTCATGCGATGGTCTTCTCACCACATGATCCATCTTGACTTCACTCTTGCGTATCTAAAATCTCAGATGCGCAGGAAGCTAGTCGTTCCTCTTCACGAGGACGACGAAGCAGGAATCAAGCAGCCTCTGTGGTTCTGTCGAGCATTCCTCAAGCAAAAACGAAGCATCCAGTCATGGAGCTACGTAGCTGCTATAAGGAGAAGTTTTCGACTTAACATTCCATTGAGTGAGTTAGATGACATAGGGATCGCCAAAATACGTAAGGCGATACCTGGCTGGCAGTATAATGCTGCTGGTCTCCTTGTGTTATTCTTGCATGGTAGTATTCGGGACGGTCAGCTGTCTCTTAGAGTTCAGAGACGGAAGACCGACTATAGGCGACGGAC